TCAGCACCGGGTTGAGGGCCCGGCGGATGACGTACTTCGAGAAGTCGCCGAACAGGACCGACTCGTTGTCCTCGACGAGGGTGGAGTCCATGTCCTGGTTGATGAACCAGGGGTGCCCGAGGAGCCGGTCCGGCGCACCGACCGTGACGCTCGGCGCCCAGAGGGGCCGGCCGTCGCTGTCGACGAGCTTCTTCAGGACCTCGAGGATCTTGTCGTGGAACATCCAGGCGGTCTTCGGCCGCTTCCGGTACGCCGGGTCGACGGCGTGCTGCAGCTTCACCAGGTCGGCGTAGGCCAGCGCCGTCGCGGAGGCCGGGATCACCGGGGTGGTGTCGGCCAGGACGGCCGTGATTACGCCGCGGGGCTGGGAGGACCCGGTCCCCTTGGTCCCGTGGGTGTTCATGATCCGGCCGAGCCGGACGCCGAGCATGCCCGCCAGCTCGCTCTCCAGGTCGAAGGCGCTGTCCTGCAGCAGCTGGTTGGGGACCCGGACGATCTTCGAGGTGTACAGGAACGCCTGCAGCACCACCTCGGCGATGGTCGGGTCCGCGGTGTCGGCCGCGGCGTTGGTCTCGGCGAGCAGCGCCCCGGTGTTCCCGGTGTCGTCGGCGGTCGGCATGGGCATGTCGGCGCCGGTGTCGGTGGTGACGATGCGCGCGGCCTGCATGATCCCCGAGTACTCCTTCATGGCGACGTCGAGCTCGTCCATGAACTCCTCGGCGACCGTGGTGTTGCCGGCGGCGGTCAGGGCGCGCTGCTCCTTGGCGGAGCGGAACTCGCCCTTGACGCTCTTGCCGCGCAGCCCGGGCAGGACGAAGCCGACGCCCATGGCGCGCGCCTCGGCCGGCACGTTCGCCTGCATCGCCTTGACGGTCTCGCGCGTCTCGGGGTCCCACTCCGAGGCCGGCCGGGCGATGAACGTCCGGAGCGCGCGCCGGTCCTTCTGGCGCTGCTCGGGAGTCTGGTGCTGCCCCTCGCCCCTGGCTTCCTCGGGGGTGTTCGGGTCGGTGCGCCCGCTCCGGCGGGGGTCGAGGGTGGCGAGGTCGCGCTCGCGGGCCTCGAGCGTCTCGTGGCGGTCGATTTCCGCCTTGCGCGCGAGGTACTCGGCGTCCATCGCGGCCCACGCCGTCTGCTCCTCGGTCGTGAGCACACGGTTCTCGGTGGCGGCCTTCGTGGACAGCTCGGCCATCTTGCCGTGCAGGGCCAGGTTGAGCCGGCGGAGTTCCTGAGCTTTCGAGACGAACATGGCGGAGTCTCCCCTCTGGTGAACCGTCAAGTGTGACGACTCACCGGGAAGCTCCGCCCCGGTGGTGGGTCACGCCCTCCCGCGCTGCTTGGCGCCTTGCCGGAACATCCGCTCCGGTAGGTGGCCCGCCGCGACCGGCACAACGCGGTCGGGGGTGTGGGTTAAGGTCTCAGAGATCGTGGCGCTGCAGTTGCAGCTGCCGATTGCGCGACTCCATCTGTACCACAGCGGCGTCGGGCTGTCCAGATCCGGGCGCCGGCGCTTGTGACGCGATCCAGGCCTGCATCGACCGCACGGCGACGTCGGTCTGCGGGTAGGCGGGGAAGGTGACGCCCGGGCTGACCTCGACGAGGGTGACTTTCAGGAGCGTGCGCACCCGTGTCCCATCCGGGGCCATGCCCCACTCGTCGGCATCGGTGAAAAAGCCGAAGGAGCAGCCGGTCACGTCGCCCCGCTTGAGACTCAGGAGCCGGTCCCGGAACCAGGTGGTCAAGGGAGGGCGGTTCTTGAACGCCAGGCCGACGTCGTCCTCCTTCAGCTCGAGCGTGTCCGCCTTGTTCCGCCCCAGGACCAGGTCGTGGTCGTGATTCCAGAGGGCCCGTATGTCGTGGACCGCGATCGACTCCTTGAAGGCGCCCGGAGCGATCTTCTCCCGGAAGCCTCCGAGGTCGTCGCTCAGCTGGTTGAAGACGGCGATGTGCCCCTCGAGCGTGGGTTCGTCGTCGCTGCCCGTGAGGCGCAGCTGCATCGGAAACCGCCGGACCTCCAGCTCTCGCTTCATCGTCACGTCCTCCTCAGTCGGCGACCAGGTCGCACTCGCAGTTCCCGTGCAAGGGTGGATGGCCGATGTTGTCCGAGGGGCGCAGCGGGCCGTCGGTCCCCTCTCCTCCGTCGACGCCCTGGCCGGCGTTGACGAAGTTGTTCTCGGTGCTCGACGTCTTGCCGTCCAGCGACTGGCAGAAGGGGCAGGCCCCGGCGTTCGCGACCCATCGCACGGCCTGCACGCCGGCGACGACGTAGAGCGTCTTCGCGGCCGCGGCCATGAATTGCACGGATTCGTTGAGCCCGATCTTCCCGGCGCGCTTGTCGCCCCACTCGTCGAGGCGCTGCTGCAGGGCGGCCACGACTTCCTCGTCGCCCTCGGCCTCCGCCTCGTCGATGACGGCCAGGAGCTGCAGGCGACCCTCCGAGGCCTCCCGCCTCCCGAACGATTGCGAGTAGTCCGAGGTGAAGCGCTCGAGCTCGGCGGGCATGTCCTCTGACGGGTCGTTCCCCAGCTCTTGGGCGACGGCGCCGTCGATGAGCCCGGCATAGCTCTGCAGGACCGGCTCCATCCTCGAGGTCGCCCAGGCGCCGTGCGTGGAATAGAAGTCGTCGATCGCCTTCCGCAGGCTGGCGACGGCGCGCCGGCTGCGGCCGTCCTGGAACTGCTTCAGCTCCTTCTCGATCGCCCCGATTTCCCGGCGAACGATGGTACTGGCCCGGTCCTCGATGATGGGTCGCTGCGAGGCGCGGATCTTCCGGCGCAGCTTCAACCCCTTGGCACGCAGCTCTGCCGGCGGGAGGGCCGCGCGCGCAGCCGGCAACGCCGGCGCCGGCCGGGGCGCGGCGAGGCCGCGCGCCTCGAGCGCATGGAACACGGCGCGCACGACGCCGGCGACGACCTCCGAGTTCTCCATGTTGATCGGGGTCAGGTAGACGTCCCCCTTCGGCCCGAGGTCCGGCATGTTCTCGAACTCGCGGATGTCGTTCGCGGAGGCGGCGCCCCACTGGCGCAGCAGGGCGTAGAACTGCCCGCGCGTCTGGGTGTCCCCCCGCATGCGGCCCTGCAGCGAGAACTCGACGAAGAAGCGCTCCTGCTCCGCCTCGGTCAGGAGTTTCCGGTTCATCTCCTGCTCGAAGTTGACAAGCCAGGGGGTCAGGTCGTCGACCGTGTGCGACAGCGAGCTGTGCTCGAAGTTGGTGAAGGTCGCCCGGTCGAAGTCGTAGACGCGGTGCGGGTTGACGCCGAAGAACCGGCAGATCTCGAGGACCGAGAATTTCTTGCTCTCGAGCCACTGGCCGTCGTTGGGCTTGATGCCGATCTCCTTCCACTCCCAGCCCTTCGGGAACACCGCCGGGGTCAGCCAGTTGTCGGGCCCGCCGACGCTCGCGTCCCACCCGGCGCGGACATTTTTCCGGGTCTCGTCGTCGAGCTTCGTGTGCGGCGTCTGAATGACCCCGGGGATCCGGCCGCCCCGTCGGAAGAGCGTGGCCCCGTACTTCTGCAGCGACAGCCCGGTGCCGATGGCCTCGCGCGCAGCGGAGAGGACGGACATCCCCTGGACGCCGTCGAACCCGAGCCCGGGGACGTGGAGGATTTCCGAGTTCTCCCACGCCTCGGGAGCGCCCGCGCCGAGCCGGATCTCGTAGAACAGGCTCCCGTCCTGGCGCACCTTCGGCTCGACGCGCGCCGCGGGGATGGGCCAGAGCTCGCGGATCCGGCCGCCCCGGTCCCGGCGGATTGCGGCATACCCGTTCCCCTGCAGGAGAGCGTTCGCCATCAGGACCCCGCGGAACGTGTACGAGCTGTGCCATGGATTCGGCTGCAGGTGCAATAGGCGATGCAGCGGGTGCTCGCTGGCGCGCCGGCGGCCCCGCGGCTGCTGCCGCTCGAGGACGAAGAGGGGCAGGGCGGCGACGTCGCCGCTCAGGACGCGGACGCATCGCCAGACGGCCGCGAGGCGCACGGAGTTGAGCTGCGTGACGGGCGTGCCCGAGTCCGAGGTGCCGCCGCCTCCGATATCGGAGAGGAACTGCTGCAGCTCCGCCAGCTTGATGTTCGGATTCTCGGGCGACAGGCGCTGACCGAGGGTGAGCGAGAACGCCGAGGCGATGCGGCCCATGTTCAGCCTCCCGCGACCGAGCCGCGCGATCCGATCAGGATGAGAGCCAAGCCGAGGACGATGGCGCCGGCGCCGATGTGAAAGATCGCGGCGCCAATGGAGACAGACGCGACGCCGAGGGAAACGATCACGTCGTCACTGAAGACGCGCCGGGCCCAAGAGGGCGGGGGGGCCGGCGCCTGGTCAGAGAGGCTCGATTCGTCCATCCTCGACCGCCCCGGTGCTGACCTGCGCCCGGGCAAGCGCCATCACCAGAGCCACGATACCATCAATCCTCTCCCTGGAACGCTTCTTGGAAGGCTTCCAGTTGTCGTAGGCGTCCTTGTCGAGCGTCACGTTGTCGGCGTTCCAGGCCAGGACGGGGTGCCCACCGTGCCGCAGCTGTCGGCGCCGGTAGAGGACGTCGAGGGCCTTCGTCGGCGCCGACATGGCCCCGAACCCCTGGCTCATCCGCACGACCGTGAACCCGTCCTCCTGTTCGAGCTCCGTAATCAGCTTGTGGGCGTTCCAGGCGTCGACGGCGATCTCCTGGATCAGGAACTCCCGCCCCATGTCGTTGATGAACTTCCGGATCGCTCCGTGGTCGACGGCGTCCCCCTCCGTCGCGAAGAGCGCACCCTCACGCTGCCAGACGTCGTACGAGACCCTGTCTTTCCTCGAGCGCTGGCGGATACCCTCCTCGGGGCACCAGAAGAAGGAGAGCGCGTCGTAGGCGGGGATCGGGTCCCCATACTCCCAGTCCTGGATCCGCTCGTCCTTTTTCCAGGCCTCGACGTCCGCCTCCGTCGGGTAGTCGGGCTCGCCCGGCCCGACGCTCGAGTCGAAGACGAACAGGAGCGCCGACAGGTCGGTCACCGTAGAGAGGTCCAGCGCCGCGTAGCACGGGCGTCCCGCAAGCGCCGCCCGCATCGCCTTGTAGTCGTCGGGACCGGCGCACTCGTTCCACCGCTCCAGGTCGATCCAGCGGACGGCCTGCTGGACCCATTCGTTGAGGTGCAGACGGCGGAAGGTGTTCTGAAACCCCGGCGACTCCTTGGCCTCCTTGTACTGCTGCTCCAGGTAATCGAGCTTGACCGAGATCCCAAGGTTCGGGTTGACCCGCCTCCAGACCTCCCGGTCCTCCCAGCTCTCGCCCTTGCGGATCCCGTACACAATCGGCAGGAAGGCGTCGTCCACGGCGGTCCCGTCGAGGATGGCCATCGCCTTGTCGTGCAGCTCGCCGCAGATCGTCTTCTTGTCGTAGCCCGCGGTGGTCATGGCGATCGTGACCGGCTGCCGGCGCGCGCCCAGGCCGGTGCGCATCGTGTCCCACATCTCGCGGTCGTCCTGGACGTGCAGCTCGTCGAAGAAGATCCCGTGCGGGTTGAGCCCGTGCTTCGAGGGAACGTCGGCCGACAGGACCTTGTAGGAGGACCCGGTCGCCGGGACGAAGAGGGTCCGCTTGTAGACCTCGGTGCGCGACGCCAGCGAGGGGCTCGCCTGGACCATCTGCTTCGCCTGCTCGAAGACGATGGCGGCCTGCTCCCGATCGGCGGCCAGACTGTAGACCTCCGCCCCCGGCTCGCCGTCGATGTAGAGGACGCACTCCGCGATCGCCGCGGCGAAGGTGCTCTTGCCGTTCTTCCGCGGGACCTCGAGGTAGACCGTGCGGTAGCGCCTCAGGCCGTCGCCGCGCCGCTTCCATCCGAACAGCTGTCGGACGATGTCCTTCTGCCAGGGCCGTAGGAGGAGCGGCTGTCCCGCCCATTCCCCTTTCGAATGGGTGAGGTAGCGCTCGATGAACTCGACCGCTCGGTCCGCGGCGTCGGCGTCGAAGTAGTAGAGATCGAGCTTCGGATCAGGCGGGCGACGGGCGGCGGCGCGGGCGCGTGGGGCGCGCCGGCGGGGGCGGCGGCGCCGGCCGCGGCCCGGCCGGTCCGAAGAACCGCGACTCGTCGTCTGCATCGCCTTCGGGTCCTTCGAAGGAGAGGTGCTTGCGCGCCAGCGGCGAGAAACCGAAGTCGTCGCCCAGCGCCTTGAGGATCTTCATGGCCCGCGCCTTGATGCGCACGGCCGGCCTCTCGTACTCGTAGCCCTTGTCTGAGGTGGCTGTTTGCCCCCCCCTCTTGATGTCATCGATCGCCCAGACGAAGTCCGCCCAGGCCTCGCAGTAGGCGGCGAATTTCTCCCGGTCGATGAACGCGAGGTTGTTCAGGCGCTCGAGCTCCGGCTCCAGCCGCCGCCACAGGACCTTCGCGGCGGGGCTCAGCTGCTTCGGGCAACGCGCTCCGGGCGCGGGTTTCAGGCCAGGCTCGGGGAGAGGACGCTTCCCGGGGTTGCCGCGCAGGAGGCGGAGGGTCGCCGGCTGCGGGGGCGGGCCGTTTCGCTTCACGACGTCGACCAGGCCGGCCCCGAGGCCTCGCCGGCGGGCCCGGCGGGCGTGCCCCGGCGCCCCCACCCCCCCCCTGCACGGACCTGCGGCCGCGCGCGCGAGCCCGCTCGGCCGGTCCCAGGGCAGATTTTCAAGGATTGCACCCCCCTATCCCCCT